TATGAGTGCAGGTAAACGTACTCCTATTACTGAAAGACCTTTAGATTTTCCACAGTTACAAAACACCCATGTTCACTACTATGACGTTGAACTAGGTTACCCAACTACACCACAAGTACTACAACAATATATTGCACAGGCTTGTAGCATTGATGAATCTCATGTTATTGTAAGAGATCCAAATGCACCACAAGAGCAATATCAAGAAGACGGAGTTATTGGTGAGCAGGAATATAACAAAGTTTATACTGCAAACTTAGGTACTGATTTAGAAAGTGCAGATACAGATGCACAAAAACAAGTTGGTGGTGAAAGAATAATGGGATTATTAAAAGAACTTGAAAAATCTCGTGGTGAACGTGAGAATAAACAAGTTCCGGATGGTATATCCGATAAAGATCAAAAACACGATATGGGCGAGCCTGGTAAAACTAGTCCTGTAGGGAGCAAATAATGAAACTAGAAGACATTTATAAAAAGATCGATTCTCTTAACGAAGTTGCTTCAATGAACATCTCTATGAGCGGTGAAACTGCTGATGACGTTGGAAAACTTTTGAGATTGATGAAAGACGCAGGCCTAGAAAAAGCTGAGCCTGTTGGAGCAGATCTATTAAACCCTCCATCAATGAGAGGTGACATGGATAAATTTAAAGACATCATTGACAAAGGACAACCTGACACTATGGGACCTCCAAGTCCAATGGATAGTCCATGTGGTGCACCAGACGGTCCAGATGACGGCCCAGGTGATGGTCCAGATGACGGCCCAGGTGATATGAAAATTATTAAACTTGACGGTCCAGATGGCCCAGAAAAAGATGATGATGACGAAAAAGAATCCGGCTATGCTAACGAACCAGACGAAAAGTATGGTACTACAGATTTAATGACTAAAGATTTAGCAGGTGGATTAAATGGACCTAAAAAATCTTATCCTAAAGTAGCAGGCGGTGACAATCCAATGTCAATTCGTGCAGAATTAACTCGCTTAGAAAATTCTATTAAAGACGAACTAGCGGCTTCTTTAGCAGAAAAAATGAGTGGAGATAAGTAATGGTTAGCGTAACGAGAGTAACAGGTTTAGGCGTAACAGCAGGAACACTTTACGGTCATAATGCAAAGGCAATGTTAGTTACTGTAAAAAATGCAGGCGCAACAGCAATTGACTTACGTGCAGAAGACGATGCAGTAGGTGAAGCGGCTGAAGTAGTACTAGGCGAAATTAGTCCTTTAATGTATTTGGTAACTAATTCAAACGCAGGTACAATTTCAGTTATTACTGACATTAGTGCTAACGCGGCAGACTTACAAGCGAAGATTAGAGCATTAGGAACAGCAGTAGGACCAAACAATATTGACGTATCAGGTACAACTGTAGCTGATGGGTCTTCAGTAGTTGTATCATAAACAATAATACAATATTTCCTCCCCATATTGTAAACTCAAATAGGACTTTCGGGTCCTATTTTTGCCAATAAATACTATCATGAGCGTAAAAAGTCTAGATGGTGTTTTAACTAAAAAAGCCCACCAACGTGAAAAGTTTGGTGAGGCAGAGATAGAACATCTTAAAAAATGTATGGATGACGATACAGGGTATCTTCATTTTGCACGAAATTTCTTTTATATTCAACACCCTGTTGAAGGTAAGATGTTATTCAATCCCTTTAAATATCAAGAAGAACTTTTAGGTGCTTACCATCAACATAGATTTAATGTTAATATGTTACCACGACAAAGTGGTAAAACAACTTGTGCTTCTGCATATCTTTTATGGTATGCTATGTTTCATCCTGATCAAACAATATTAATTGCCGCACATAAATTTGCTGGTGCTCAAGAAATTATGCAACGTATTCGTTATGGATATGAATTATGTCCTGACTTTATTCGTGCAGGAGTTACAAACTATAACAAAGGTTCGATGGAATTTGAAAATGGTAGTAGATTAATAAGTGCTACTACTACAGGAAATACTGGTAGAGGTATGTCTATATCTTTACTATATTGTGATGAGTTTGCATTTGTTAATCCTAGTATTGCAGATGAATTTTGGACTTCAATGTCACCTACACTAGCAACAGGTGGTCGTGCAATTATTACTTCAACACCAAACTCAGATGAAGATACGTTTGCAATTATATGGAAAGAATCACAAAATAAATTTGACGAAAACGGAATTGAAAAAGACGTAGGCATTAATGGATTTCATGGATATACTGCTGGATGGGACGAACATCCTGACCGAGATGATGAATGGATGAAAGCAGAAATAGGTCGTATTGGTGAAGAAAGATTTAGACGTGAATATGGTTGTGAGTTTTTAGTTTACGATGAAACATTAATTAACGCAATTAAATTATCTACAATGGAGGGAGTAGATCCTATACTTAATATGGGGCAGACTCGTTGGTATGGAACTCCAACTGGAGATAAAACTTATGTAATTGCTTTAGATCCATCAATGGGTACAGGTGGAGATTTTTCAGCGATACAAGTTATTGAGTTACCTACTTATAAACAAATAGGCGAGTGGAGACATAATACAACTCCAATTCCGACCCAAGTTAGAATTATGAAAGATATTTGCATTTATATTAGAGATAAATGTGGAACTCACGGGCAAAATATATATTGGAGTGTAGAAAATAATGCTGTAGGAGAAGCCGCACTTATTGTTATTAATGACTTTGGTGAAGAAAATATTCCAGGAATGTTTGTAAGCGAGCCTATTAAAAAAGGACATATACGTAAATTTCGTAGAGGGTTTAATACAACACATATGACTAAAGTTAGTGCTTGTGCTAAACTAAAAACTATGATTGAAAATGATAGATTACAAATAAACAGCAAATTATTAATAACTGAGCTTAAAGGGTTTATTGCATCTGGATCTAGTTATAAAGCAAAACCAGGAGAAACTGATGATTTAGTTATGGCGGCTATACTAACTATGCGTATAATAACTGTACTAAAAGCATGGGATCCTAGGGTATATGATACATTTAACCAAGCTGATGAAGAACCTGAAGATTTTGTACCGCCTATGCCGATCATGGTTACCACGTTTCCAAGATAAATAATAACATGAGCACAATGGATAAAATATCTGAGAATTTATTTGCTAAAATTAGGGGACGTTTCCCATCAATTACATTGGGCGACGAAACAGGCGTAGTTACAGATGAGCCTAAATTAGCACGATATTTTGACTTTGATTTTAAAGATGGCGAAGAAACATTAGGAAAAGTAAGTATAACACTTAATGACGATTCTGGTGTAGTAGTAACATTTAATAATGATTTTATTACTAACGAAAATGAAGATGTTAAAAATAAATGGTACGACTTTTTAAAAGAGTTACGAGTATTTGCTAAGAAAAATATGTTAAATTTTGATACACGCGATATTACAAAATCAAATCTCGATAAACGAGATTATGCCCACTTAACTAAAACTAGTTCCGGAGACAACACAATGAGAGAATCAACAATGTACGGAACGAGTAGAACAAGCTATGAAGATGTTGGAACTGCTCGTTTAGTATTAAAACATAACCAGGCAGTTAATTTAGACATTCCTGGTTCAAGAACCCAACACGTTCATAGCATTTATATTGAAAGCGATAATGGTGAAAGATACAAATATCCATACAGGCACTTAAATGGTGCAAGAGCATTAGCACGTCATGTCTCCGAAGGTGGTAATCTCTATGATGATTTTGGTAAACACATTGTTGGGTTAAGTGAAGAATTAGCAAAGTTACGTCAATTTAAAACATATATGAATCGTTCAGCAGTAATGGCAGAAGGTTTAAAACAATATATTGATGTTGTTAACGAAAGACTAGAATCTGTTAAAAAAGAATGTTTAAAATTACAACGTGAAACATATTATAAAGAAGCGTTTAAAGATTATAAACAAGAAGTTTTAGAAGAAGTTCCAGAAGATGTTACTAATAGTTGGATTGATGAATTAACTGTTAGATCATTTAATGAAGAATTAAAAAGTGTATTTCCTTACATTTATAAACTTGTTAACGACTCTAAAAAAGTTGAAGAACTTAATCCAGAAGATTTATTATCTGAGAAAACTGATCAAAGTGATGTTGAAGGCGAGATTGATTGGAACGGTGAAACAATTAGTTACGTAGCTCATGTTGATGGTGACAATGCAAGAGTCGATCCTAAATCAATTCAAAGTACAGGTGATTTAAATAAAGATGATATGCAAGACATAATGCATCAGGCTACTATAGATGCTAACAAAAGAATGGCTACTAGAGATAATGAAAGAGATCCTGGACATAGATTATATAAAGCACAAGAAGATCACGGACCGAATGTTGATGAGTTCTTAACTAAAATTGCAAATGACAAGATGGATCCGTTTGAATTAATAGATCAAGGCCTAAGAGGAAAACATGGTCCTGAGATTGAAAAAGCATTACAAGATATGTACGACGGCGTTGCCGCTGATCACGGATTCCATGGCGATGATGACCATGAAGAAATTTATAATCGAATGCAGATGGATATCGAAGATGCATATGGCACTAAAGAAGAAATGGAACCACAAGCATTTGATCCAGTAGCAGAATATGAAAAAGCTATTTCTTATATTGTTGGTGAACAAGAAAATGCATTAACAGATGGGTCAGACGAAGATAAAGCTCAAGCAATTGATAGACTTAATGAATTGATGGGACAACATTTTCCAGCAGGTGTTAATGGTACAAACGCAATTGAAAGTTTAGCTGGAATCATTGATGATCCAAAATTACAAGAAATGTTCCGCAAAGTTGGACAAAAAGATTCCGACATTTGTGTAAGACCACTTGTAATGAAATGGATTAAAGCACACGCACCAGACGTAACATCACAAATTAATACAGGTGATATGGACGGTGGAGCAGAAGCACCAGCAGAGGTACCTGCCGAGGCGGCACCATTAGATCATCCAAAAACTTACATGGACCCAGAGCTAGTCAAAAAAATTGTCAAACAAAAAGGCGCAGAACGAGATAAAGAAAAAGGCGACAACAAAAAACCATCGGAAAGATTAGAAGAGCTAATCAAAAGTTATTATGATTACACAACTAATAAATTTCCAAAAGGCGAAACAGCAGTATTAACGGCTGTTGAAAAAGAATTTGGTGAGAGAAGTCTACCATATGCAGAAAAAATGATTGAGAAACTATTTTACGGCCAAGATGCAGAAATGGAACGTATAAAAAGTTTAGCAGGCGTATAAATCACTTTTTCGGCAACATAGAACTTGACTTACTAAATAAAAGATAGTAGTATATACGATATGTGCTACTGCTTAAGGCACTAAAGCGATAGGCTTAAAAATATAAGGAGGCTTAAATTATGGCTACATTAGCAGAAATTCGTGCAAAACTTAAAGAACAAGAGAATCGCTCTTCTGGCGGTTCAGGCGGCGGCGACAACGCCATTTACCCATTTTGGAATTTGAAAGAAGGAGAATCGGCAACGATTCGTTTCTTACCAGACGGAGATGAAAATAACACTTTCTTCTGGCAGGAACGTTTGATGATCAAACTACCTTTTGCAGGTGTTAAGAATGAATCCGATTCTAGACCTGTACAAGTTCAAGTACCATGTATGGAAATGTATGGCGAAACTTGTCCCGTATTAAGTGAAGTACGTGGTTGGTTCAAAGATAAGAATTTGGAAGACATGGGACGTAAATATTGGAAAAAACGTTCATATGTGTTTCAAGGCTTTGTAACTGATAACCCTCTTAAAGAGGACAGTTCACCAGAAAACCCAGTTCGTAGGTTTATCATTGGTCCGCAAATTTTTCAAATCATAAAGGGTGCATTAATGGATCCTGACATGAATGAATTACCAACAGACTATACCGCAGGTGTAGACTTTAGAATTTCTAAAACTTCTAAAGGTGGTTATGCAGACTATTCAACTTCAACGTGGGCTCGTAAAGAGCGTACTTTGAACGAAGATGAGTATAAGGCAATCGAAAATCATGGATTGTTTACTCTTAGCGACTACTTACCTAAGAAACCTAGTGAAGTAGAAGTTGAAGCTATCAAAGAGATGTTTGAAAAATCTGTTGATGGTGAAGCATACGACATGGATAAATTTGGAAGTTATTTCCGCCCAGCGGGAATGTCAGCTCGTACAGGTGATCCTGTAAAAGCGGCAACTCCAACTCCAAAAGCAACTCCGGCTCCAGAAGCGAAAGCAACTGTAACTGAGAGTGCTACTGAAAAAGCAGAAGCACCAAGTACTGACAATAATAAAGCGGAAGACATTCTTGCAATGATCCGCAACCGTCAGAACGACGCGAAGTAAGTAAACTCTAAGGGGGGCTTAGGTCCCCCTTATTAATTTGGATTAAGGAGATATAATGACCAATAAAGTATTCGACGTTTCTAAGTTTCGTAAAAACTTAACTAAATCAATAACCGGTATGAGTCATGGGTTTCATGATCCAACTGATTGGATCAGTACAGGAAACTTTGCACTCAATTATCTTATTAGTGGCGACTTCCATAAAGGCGTACCGCTAGGTAAGGTTACAGTTCTGGCTGGTGAATCAGGTTCAGGTAAATCATTTATAGCGGCAGGTAATTTGGTACGAGCCGCACAAGAACAAGGTATCTATGTTATTCTAATTGATTCAGAAAATGCATTAGATGAAACATGGTTGAAGGCATTAAATGTAGACACTGACGATAAAAAATTACTCAAATTAGGTATGAGTATGGTTGATGATGTTGCTAAAACAGTATCAACATTTATGGTAGACTACAGAG